ATTAACAACTTAATCCATGTTTATATTCCAAACTGTCAATATGATACAGAAAAACTCAAGATTGCAATTGATATTGTTGATAATCTATCTTCAAAGTTAAAAATTCTTAATAATACTAGTGATACAAACGAAGACCCTATGTATTCAACTAGCAAAAATGATATTGATGAATTAGCTAATGAATATCGCAATTTTGCTGTTCAGAAATTGTCAATTCAGGACATGATTAAAGCATCTAGCAAACAACTATTGGATAAACTTGAAGAGATTCAGTTGCCTAAGATTAAAAATATCTTGATTAAATTTGGATTGATTGATAATGAAAACTTGAAATGCCCTCATTGCAACGTTTATGAGGGAAAGAATAAGGCTAGTCTCTCGGCACACTTTAGAAATTGCAAGTTTAACAAGAAGAAGGATGATAGCGACTCTTCTTCCGAAATTGCCATAGAATCCTTGGAAATGGAAAATACTATCCTTGAAACTGAAATTTCTGCACCGGTAACTAAGAAAGTTAGCAAGTCCAAGAAGTAGAATTCTTTACACGTTGATATCATAATTTACTTAAAATATGATATCTTACTTTTCAATTCAAGAGAGAAAAAGTTATCAAACTGCGCTTTTATCTATAACAACCTCTTTTGCAATGTTCCTAATTATCTTTTCGTGCTTCTTGTTGTCATCTTCCGACGTTGCGCCTCCCATGGCCTCCAACAATATATTCTGATACTCCATGTGTTTCTTGGTTTCAGTGTCATCCGCAGTAGGATTTTCTTCCCTCCACTTTGGTATTTGCTTTATATTCTTGCATTCTATCTCTTTTATAGCGCGCTTGATTTTAAAGTTTTCGGAATTTTCCTTTTCCCAAGCATCCTTGTCTTTTATGTAGAGGACTTCTCTCTTCAAGTCGCTGCAATGAATTGGACGTTTGCATATATCTAGCTCTTTTAAGTTTCTCAGGAAGATTTTGCTCATGCCTTCCATATATCCTACTCTACCAATCATATCTAAATCACTCAATTTCAGCTTTATCTGTCCCACAAAATCGTCTATATTTAATGCATCCTTACACTTTTCATTTAAAAATAACTGCAAGTTGAAGTTATTATTGTTGCAATTAGTATTATTGTTAATTATTTTTCCTTCTTTTGCCATTTCTAATAACTGTTGTTGAAGTTTTTGATTCTCCTTATTTTGCTCTATTAAAAGTTCTTTAAACTCTTGATTTTGCTTTACAATCTCAAGGATAATATTATAAGACATATCCATAACTGGAATGCTTGAAGGTTCCTCCTGAAAGTTACAACCCTTCTTATGCTTTGATAACCCCTGACTGTATTTATATTGCTTACCACAAGCGCATATGTGATGTAATTTAGTGTTTTCTATGTATCCGAGTGTATCCATTTTGCTATTTTTGTGTTTATCAGTTAAAATGTGCCTTTTCCAATCGCCCAATTTACTGCATTTAAAATAACAATCTTCACAGAAAAAATTCTGGATGTTTTTTGATGTTTTTTTTGTATCCAATGTATCCATATGTTGGATACAGAAAAAAACTCCTAAATCCTTTTCCGCAAAATACTTAAAAATTAGCGTAACACTTTTTTTCCGATTTTTTTCGCTTTTCTCACCTTTATGCTCACAAGGGGGGAATTTTGACCCTTTTTTCATAAAGTATTTCCGTTTTTTGAAAATTGGACATTTTTTTTGTCCTTTTTTGATTTTTGGAAACACTTTTGCCCCCTTGATTTCTGCCATTTTCTTTAAGTTCTCTTTAGGATATATATATGCGCACAATTTAAAGAAACGCGGTGCCTTTTTTTTAGTTCGCTTTTAACTCTAACATTCACGGTTTTTCCTGGAATTTTTTATAATCTGTTTTATTATGTCTTTTGTTTATCTCCTAGAATCATCTGATAAAGCAACTTATGTAGGAGCAACAGTAGATGTTGATCGCCGCCTTAGACAACATAATAAAGAAATTAAAGGTGGTGCGAATGCGACCGGCGCAAAAGTCGCCAAAGGCGAAATATGGCATAGAGTCTGCTATGTGAAAGGCTTCCCAGATTGGACTGCAGCTCTACAATTTGAATGGAGATGGAAACATTTGAGCCGTAAATTACCAATGAGTATGGAGCCTGTTGAACGTCGTAAAAAGGCATTGGAACAATTATTGTCGTTGGAAAGACCAACCAGTAAAGCTCAGGCTTATTCCGAATGGCCTTCTCCTCCTGAAATTGTTTGGGAAACTATATAGTTTAATTGCAAAAAATATAAAAAATTTCCTATTAATAATATAAATAGGATGCAAATATCTTTATTTTTATTATTATCATTTTTTGTATTCTTAAGTGAAGGAGAACTAATAATTCCTCGTTTAGATAGAATTCTTCAAGGTTCTGCCAATTATGGTTCTGGACCAAATTATAGTTCAGTTACAAAAAAAATTTATGCGAGCTATGGGTCTGGCATTGAATCAAAATATAGCATTGCAGGTTCTAATGCGAAGCACTGGTCAAGTAATTCAAAATATGGTTCATACAAGCAATGTTCAAGAGTATCTCACGATTATGTTTTTAGTGAAGCTAGTACCATCAAAAATAAACATTATAGTTATGTTATCAAAGGAAGTGGCGCAGGAAGTGGAGTGCGCAGCATTGGAAGCGGTAAAAATAAGCATTACAGTTACGCTATTAAAGGAAGCGCAGCTTATAGTGGAAGCGGTTCTAATAGACCTTACGATATTTTTTCTCCAACTATAAGACCAACTGAAGCTTTGCCGCCTATTTATAAGCCTCCACCTCCCACTTATTATCCAACATCGTCTGCGAATATCCCAAAAATACATTTGAGTTTTGAAAAACCAACAAGTGAAGGCATTGAAGTTCCTCAAATACCATTGTCATTTCAAATTGAACAAGGTGCCAATGGATGGTCTCAATACCCAGATTCACCTCCTCTAGAAAAAACATTTACACAAGTTGCTGCAAAAATAGCTGGTGTAGCAGAATCTGCTGTATCAAATATGAAAATTAAAAAGACTCAACGAAGATTTTTGTCAACATCCATAAGTGTTAACTATTATATAACTACAACCCCATCATCAAATGGCGAGAAAACTCAACCAGAAACATATTATAAGATTTCAAATAAATTGAAATTATCAGTTAAAAATCACAACTTTTCTTCAGAACTATACCGTCTTGGTGTAAAGCTGAACGTAAGCTCAATTACATTTTCCGATTATGCTGTGATTTATCCAACTCTTAGTCCAACATCTTCTATAAATGTATTATCCAGCTCAGGAGTATCTGACCAATCACCTCTAATAGATGCTATTAGTATTGGTGCAAGCATTCTAGTGGCTATTGGAGTTTTATGTGCATTTGGTTCGGTGTATTTGAAGTCAAAACAACAAATAAAATTGATAAGGGAAATTTCTCTCACAGAAACGCCACAACATCTTGAAAGAATAAGCAATCCGATGACGGACATCATTCCAGACCCTTTAAGAAGGATAATGATTGAACATACTCCATTGCCTTCTGAATAAGTATTAAATCAAGGTAAACAATATAAAATAATCCAATGTATTATTTTATATGAAATTCGTTTTGTTTTTCTTATTGTTTGCAAACATTGCTAACAGTTTCAGCAATTTTGCGAACATTAACAATGTGCCTAGAAAATACCCACTTTCTAAGCCCAACCCTCGTCAAGAAGAGAATAAAGACCCAAATCCATATTATATTCCTGAACAAAATGAGACTATTTTAAATAATAAACAACATATTCGCAGATATAGTGGATATAAACCAAAAACTGTTTACGAAGAACAATTGCGCAAGTTGAACTCAAAGAACCAAACAGAGCGTGATTATCAACTTCTAGGAGAACAGTACGCCAAAGAGTATGACGAAAATTTGGAGTTCTTAGAAAGACTTATTAATGGAGGAATAAATGCTTCAGAGGCAAAAAATCCAGGAGAGCCGCATAGCCGAAGAGGAGGTTTACGAATTGTTATTAATAAAGGATTATTTAATCCATTCCAAAATAATGGCGACGACAACGACGAGGATGATGATATTTTTGTTCGTGGAAAACATCGCGATAGAAAATCAGATAACTTTGAAGTCGTTACAAAGCATTCAATAAAATTTTCAGATGTCGGAGGTTTTGATAAAATAAAGCTAGAGCTTTCTCAATGCGTAGATTTTTTATCTAACTATACCAAATATGCAAAATATAATGTGAGAGTTCCAAAAGGTCTTATCTTAGAGGGTCCTCCAGGAAACGGCAAAACCTTAATTGCAAAGGCGCTCGCCGGAGAGGCAAAGACAGGATTTATTGCCGTTTCAGGTTCAGAATTTCAAGATAAATACGTCGGCGTGGGGTCATCTAGGGTTAGGGAACTGTTTGCTCTTGCAAAGAAAAATATTCCATGTGTGATTTTTATAGATGAGATTGATGCTATTGGCAGAAAACGTTCTGGCGACGGCGAGTCGTCTTCCAATGAACGCGATAGCACTCTTAACGAGTTATTAGTTCAATTGGATGGTTTCAAAAACAACACAGGAATATTCCTAATAGGCGCAACAAATCGCGCAGACCTATTAGATCCTGCTCTTGTAAGGCCTGGACGCGTTGATAAGCGCATTTATATTGGTCTTCCTGATGCCTCCACGAGAGAAGCTATTATTAATATTCACACCAAGGGAAAACCATATGATGAATCTATTGTAATTAAAGATATGGTGGACCTAACTCTTGGTCTCTCCGCGGCACAAATAGAGAATCTGTTTAATGAGGCCATGTTGAATGCACTCAGATATGACAAGGACAAAATGACATCGCAAGATATTGATATTATTATGAATAAGATGATGGCAGGTTGGCAGCCAACGGACCACCAATTTACGTCTGATATTATTGACCATATTGCTGTTCACGAAATGGGTCATGCTATAATTGGTCTTGTGGCAAAACATCATTCAAAAATGACAAAAGTTATTATCAACTTGTCGTCGCCAAAAAGTCCTGCCTACACCGTTTTTGAAGGTTCTACTTCTAGTATTTACACAAGAGAAGCACTTTTTGAACACCTGGCAATTCTATTGGCAGGTAGAATTGCAGAAGAAATATTTTTTGACGTCAGCATAACAACTGGCGCCATTAATGACTTTGAAGAAGCATTTAAATTGGCTGAGAAGATGATTATTTACTATGGCATGGGAAAGCATAAGATTATTTATCCCAGTTTAAGTGATAAGTATAAAGAAATGATTGACAATGAAGTTGCTGATTTAATAGATGATGCAAATAAATATGCAACATTTATTTTGAAGAACTGCAAGGAACTTATGCTAGAAGGCGCTGAGATGTTAAAGAGAGATAAGCTACTAAAGGCCGAACAACTTATTCGTTTGATTGAGACCAAATATCACGACTTTTTTGATTTAAAATATTGGAGAGAAGATGAATAATATTTGAATAATATTTGCTTATTATATATGGACCTATTACCTCCGTCGGTTTATGCACACATTATTAATGGGCTTCTTTTATTTGTTGCGTTAATCATAATAATTACCAATTATTCAAAGTTGTCAAAATATGAAGGATATCCTGGAAGAACAGTATATTTAATTTTGTTATTATCTATTGCAGTTGGAATTCATGGAATATCTCATTTGGGCCTTGAAAGCATTTATGGTTACAACCCTATAAAACTATATTTTCAATAGTGTTATAAAATAAAAATTGATTATATTTTATTAATTTAATGATTAAGCAACTCATCTGTATTATGGCTCTTGGTTTAACGCAAGAATTAGTTCAAGGATTGGCGAGCTATTTTAGGAAGTGCGTTCGCGGTTATCATCTTCTCAATGGGGAACCAATTAAGGAAAGTGTTTGGGAGGCTATTAATGCGCAAGTTTTAACATATTCTGGATGCACCGTTTACTCGCAAGCAAGTGGATCTCATTCATCTGGAAGCGACATTTCATGTAGTGTTGGGAACTTTTCAAACAAGTCGGTAAAATATGAAACACTTTCTCATGAACATTTTAATATAAGTTCTTACAGATTAACGTCAGTGTGCTCTGCAAGTTTACCAGGAAATATTCCAGATATAATTGCCGAAATAAACCGGAGAAAAAATTTCCAGTATTACTCTATTATTGCGCGAGATGAACGACCTGATAAGATTTTGTATGATTGGATCATTCTTCCAGCGGATCATCCCACAATGAATCCTTCGTCTTATATATGGGTTCCGCTTATTGGAAAGAGAGGAAAAAATAAGGACATTCAAATAGGTTGGCAAACCAATAAAATTAACGGTTCAAGTATGAGCATTACATTTAGTATGTCATCTCAGTTGTGGATTTCTATTTCTGTTACAGATGAAATGAAGCAATCGTATATTATTGCGAGCGCTGAAGCGAAGAAACAGATTGTTATGGATTATGTTCAGCTTGCGGAGAACCATCCAGAAGACGTAATGTAAGAAAAATCCTTTGATTTTAAGAACAAATAAAGCATATTTAGAAACGAATCTATGTTGTATTTTTGTAAGGGTTGTCTTTTATCTCTTTAAATTATCTAAAATAATATCTAAAAGGAAAGTTAGATCGTCATATGTAAAATTTATACAATAATTTTATATTTTTTTTATTGCACAAATTCGTGCAATATATTAATTTAGTAAATTAATTACTATATTTTATTTAGGAATTTTATTATTTTAAAAAAATTTTTATATTAGTATTAATTATAACAATGGCGGCGACGACAATTTCAGTCTCTCAGAAAAGGTCTCAATGTTCCGACGGTTCTTTGCTACTTGATGTGCAATACTCAAATTTAATAGGTGATCCTACTCAAGTCCTAGCTGGCGATTTTCAAACAGTTACTGGCGCAACTATGTATTACACAGCTTGCGATAGTACTGGAAAGGTTCCATTAAATGCTCAAGTAGATTCATTCCAGTTGACGGAAGAATTTTGTGGCGGTGATATTTTTATTGGAAAAGCCGTTTCAACCAATGGCGTGGTAACTCGCAGTGGTGTGGAACTTATTAATATTAGTGATGCATGGCCAAAAATGGCAAAGGATGTATTATATAAATGTTCTATGATGTTTTATATAGATTATGGATCTGCTCCTTCTACGTCAAGTCGTGAGACATCCATTAAATCATCAACTGATTTTTATGTAATGGGAAATGCCGTTGATATGCCCAAATTATCACAAGCCACTAACCCTGCAAACGATACCACTAATGTATATTTTACCATTGATTGGGGAAAAAAATTATTAGCACAAAAAACATTAATTGTAAAAGAATTAACGGCCGACGCCGCTTTGTTAGGAACGCCGATTGATTTTGTTAAAAATTCAAATTATGATAATAGTGAAAATGGCACCCAAAATATTGTATTGTGTGCAGATTTTCCTGCCGGAGTTACCGCTACAGTCAGTAATTCATTAATAGGTTATGATCGTGATCGTACTTATTGCTACGTTAAGCACACCTCTTTACAAAGTGGAAAAACGTATTCAATAACCGCTGCGCTTGTTCAAAGGGGTCTTGTTCAAAGTACTTCAACACCTCCTATTATATTTGGTTATTCTCCCGGCCAGGGAGCGAGTCCTACCGTGCAATATATATATTGCGATGCCAATAAATCAGAATTAACTGTATATTACTCCAAGCCAAGTGATGCTGATAATCGCAAAAGCTACGCAAACTCTGACATACCTGCCGGCAGTATTTTAAAGGAATATGTGCTTACTACTGGGTCTGGAACATCATTTTTAAGCGACGGAACGAGATTATCATCTGGCGTTAAAACTACCGAGAATCTTCTTGTTAATGCCACGTTTTCCCTATCCGAGGCATTGCCTGCGAAGTCTATTTTATACACAAGTACTGGAGTTTTATCATTTAAAAATGACAGTGCTGTCGCGGCTCCAAGTGGTTCAATTGATGTTGCCGGCTTGTTTTCATTTACACTTCCTTCTTTAGATTTTCCAAGTACGCGCGATAGTCTGTATTTTGGTTTGACTGCTAAGTATACTAATGCTACCGCGGCATCAGGCAAAAAACCTACATTGTCCACAGAATGGAGTAAGACTAATGCATATAGTACTCCTATAAGCTTTGTTGTGCGCCCAGTTATAGTTTCTGGAACCCTAAAATCTAGCACCCCCACCAGCACGCTAGCAACCCCCATTGATGGCGCTAGCAATATATTTCAAGGAAGTTATAAGCTCGCTTTTACTGGTAAGTCCGGTTCATCTAATTTGATAGACGGCTCTGGTGGTGTTTCAAACGTCCCATCTGATAGAACTGTCTTAAAATGGGCTTATTACGACGACTATAATGCTTCATTAAATTCAACGTCACAAACATCTGTAACTTGGGGTACAATTAGCAATGGTGCTGTTACTACAACTGGTCTTACGCAAAGTATTTCATTTTCAGGAAATTATAATATTGATTTACAACCTCAATCTGCATGGGAATCCGGTCGTTACATTACCATTCAATTAAGTTTTGGTACAACCGGAAATTATTCTACTCCTGAATATGTTACATTATTTTATCAAGGCGTGCCTACTCTTGCACAAAACACAGCCGTCACAGTAAATTATTCAGCTCAATATAAAAAATATTTTTTACAAATGACTCCTGCTATAAGCAGTTTTGGGTTAGGAACTACTTCACACGATCTTAACCTCAGTTTAACCAGTGCGAAAACAACGCAGACAAGTGTAAAAACTGCCATTAGTACTATTAATACTGAATCTACTTCCAAACCTTCCACATATTCAACCCCACTTCCAGGATGGGTATCCACATTTGATTCTCAATGGACCACTATTAACGCAGGAATTCCAAATGGATCCGATGAACGTTCAACTATCTTATATAGCTGTTTTGTTTTGGCGGCGAGTGCTGCTCATTTACTTAGTGCAAGTGATTCAACTATAAATACTTTTACTCAGCTTAACTCCAGTATGGTTGCTTTAATCAATACCCTTACCCCACAACAATTGCTTGATACTGATCTAAAGGCTTCTTTAACAGCCGCGCGCGATGCATATAATGTTTCTAATCTTGCTTCATATAAATTAGCTCTTTTAATGTTTGTCTATTATTCTATTGTGTCGTTTAACAAATGCAATAGCACTTATTTTACCAAATATGTTGATAACGCTGTTACAAATTGGACTACCAAATATAATAGAGCTGTTGCTTTGGAAACAGTTTTAGATGCAAACATAATTTTAAACTACACTGTTAACGGAGAAGCCGATAGTAAAACTGTTAAAGTAAAATACAATGAATTAGAATCCCTGTTTAACGGTAATTATGCTCTTCAACCTCCATCTGGAATGAACTGGTCTGCTGGAGGATCTATAAGTACTGGTGGTAGAATCTTAGCAAATTGCAAGGTAAATACTTATGAACCTTCTCAATACTCCGACGTTGCGAATCAAGAAGACTTAATTTCTCCATACGTATCAGACAATACAACAGCTATAGCCTCAGCCACAATAACAACAGTAATAAACTCAGCTTCTATCCCTGCCGTATCCAACTTATCACCACCAGTATTGTCTGTAGTGAAAACGAGCAATAATAGTGTAAAATATACTTTTAAACCTGATTCTGCGAATAATGTAAATACATACCTTGTAAAATATTCTATTAATAATTCACTCCAACCAACTATTCACACTATAACAAATAGTAATACTGATAAATGGGAGGTTACAGTAACGTCTGGCCCTGGCACTGACCCTGCCCCTACTCTTGCTGGCACTCATTCTGTCTATGACTCCACGTCTACGGTTGATTCCTATAAAAATTCTGCGACTCATTATATTGGTGGAGCTTTTGTTCTTGGTGATCTCATTACTGTTAGTGTTGTGGCTCACAAAAACTCCACTACTGTAAACGGTGTTACAACCCCTGAAGATAATAGTGACGCGAGTATATTGAATGTTGTTCCCTCAACCCAAGCATCAATTTCTTCCATTGCAATTTCAACCGCTTCAGTAATATTAAATGAAACTATCCAGAATAACGAAGCCACATATTTAGATGACATTATTACAATTACAGTTAACAATAACGGTCAAGCTCTTAAATCATTTAACCTGTTAAATATTTATGAAGATTCAAATTCAGATACAAGCCCAGTTAATGATCCTTATGCTAACGTAGTTCTAAATACACAAAAAGACTCCAATGGTGAGTATGTTTCTAACATTTATACAGGTGGTTTAAAAAATATCGCTAACGTAATAGACATAAATACTGTTGAGTTTGTTAGAATAAGCGAGAGCCTTGATGAATTTACTAAAATTCTAAGCGTAAAAGCCGCAGGAAGCACCCAACGTTTTGGTGCGCGTGTACCAACTCAAACAGTTATTGTAGTAAGATGTTCCACTACGTCCATGAAACAAAACGCGACCACCCCAACAAGCCCAATTATAACAAATGGTTTAATTGGAATATACGCCAATTTACAGTTTTCTCAAAATACAAGCTTATCAAATAGTGCTTACAAGTTGCAACAAAAATAAGCAAAGCATTTAAAATAAAACTTATTTATAAAATTTAACGCATTTGTAAAAATATATAATATATTTTTTACCAATAATTTGTGGCTTATAATAATACATTTCACATTCAACTTGTTGTTTAGTTTGAATAACAAATTGAATAACTATTTTATAAATTGAATTATATACAATTCAGAAAATATATAAAACAAAATCAAATGTTAATCGCTGTTATTTAGAAAATTAAATTATTATTATTAGTAAAAAAAAAATAAAAATAATATTATTATTATACATAATGTTTCCTGTTAACCGAAGAAATCCACAAAATCAAATGAGTAATACTTTAGCTGCACAATTAGTTACTTTGCACAATTTAAGTCAAAAAATGCGCGCACAAACAATTCAAAAAAAGATAATGTTAGATAATGCAAGAGCAAGAGCTACATCGGTAGTTGAATCTGTTCCGCAGGTTGATGAGGTAACTGTAGCTGAATCTGTTCCGCAGGTTGATGAGGTAACGGTACCTGAATCTGTTCCACAGGTTGATGAGGTAACTGTAGCTGAATCTGTTCCGCAGATTGATGAGGTAACTGTAGCTGAATCTGTTCCGCAGATTGATGAGGTAGCGGTCGCTGAATCTGTTCCGCGGATTGATAACGACGTTAATCAAACCCAAAATGACTCGTCTGGCGCTACTAAGAATTTTCTTATTCCAAAGAAAAGTAGCAAAAAGAAAAAAGATAAGAAATTAAAGAAAGCTAAATCGGAAGATGGTATATCAGTTGACGGATCAGTTACAACAACTGATGCATTAGAAGTTGAATCTACGACAATAAATGATGATATTATTAATACTGATGATCATCCTCTTATATTAGATCCATCAGTATATGATAAAACTGAACCCACTAAAAATGAAAACTCAATAATTTCTACAATTGGAATTGCTGCAGTTGGTGCGGCTATTGTTGGAACTGGTGCGTATATCTTGAGTTCAGCAAAGAAACCTGAAATTAGCGAGGATGAAATTGAATTATATATTTCTGAAATTTCCGAAAAGCCTAGAGAAGAAAGTCAACCATTCTTTAAGAATATATTGAAAAATATTTTTAATAGCTCAGACAATTCTAGTGAAACGCCCATTGAAGTAAATGAGCAACCCACTGAAGTAAATGAGCAACCCACTGAAGTAAATGAGCAACCAGAAATTAAAAATATATTGAAAAATGTTTTTAAGAAATCAAATGATTCTAGTGCAACGATAACTGAAGTAAATGAGCAACCAGAAATTAAAAATATATTGAAAAATGTTTTTAAGAAATCAAAGGATTCTAGTGCAACGATAACTGAAGTAACCGAGCAACCCACTGAAGTAACCGAGCAACCCACTGAAGTAACCGAGCAACCCACTGAAGTAACCGAGCAACCCACTGAAGTAACCGAGCAACCCAC